TCCCGGCTTGTTCCGTTGCAGATTTTGGTGATTGATGGTGCTTTTATCTCCAAAGCCTCGCCCAATGCTTCACGCCCCGCCTTGGTGATCTCATACCGTCCAGGCATTCCTGATTGCTTGATGTATCCAAGACCAAACAATCGGTTGTTGACAGGCCCAATCTGTCCCATTCCCAGCTTCATCTCAAGATCCAGCCGATTGAGGCGTGGGTTTTTGCTTAAACACTCAAGAACAGCACGGCTCTTTGTGCCCATTTGTGAACCAGGTTTAGCCATTTGATTTCCCCTTATTGATGTTCGTTGCCAATGCGCTGGATGATTTCTTGATAGAAAGCACGTGCAGCCGTTACCTTGTCAATGATCTTTTGCTGAACATCATCACGCTGAATATGCCAGCGAGTCACGCGCAACTGTGGGGCGATATGGTCAACCATGTGAATGGCCTTATTTTCGTAGCCAATCAGTTCCTCAGGCGTGGAAACCATGCAGTAGCAGATCTCAGCCCGTGGCTTGTCGTACAGCCACATATACGCCTGCATTTGCCAGTAATAGCCTTTGTCCTCGCCCAACTCAGCCAAGACGGGGAAAGTCTCAAGGCTCCAGCTTGTCTTAATGTCTCGGATGCAATCCTCGCAAACCAGATCCGCTTCGCCAGTGATGTAGCCATTTGACAGGCGCTCGGTGTTCTTGGCATAGTCGCTGAACAGCACCGAATTAAGAAGGTCAATCGACTGATCTTCACATTGAATGCCCTTGGTCATGTACTTGCTGGTAATGTTTGTGTCGTAGCCATACACGAATTCACGGGCCATCTTGATGACAGCGGTCTTTGCACCGGCTGACAAAACCTCTGTCTTGGACTTTGGCTCTGTCATGATTTCGGCAAGGCTTGAAGCCCGAAAAATCAAATTATTCATTTGCCAATGCTCCAACCAGTGCATCTTCTTGCTCTTGAGTCAGTGCGAAAGATTCGCGCAGCTTGTCGGTGGTGTACTTGCCATCTTTGATTCGCTCAACAGCCAGGGCAAAACGTGCATTTGTCAGCACTGGCAATGTCTTTTCTTGGGTTTCAGATTCATCTGAATCGTTGTTGCCCTCTGTTGGAATGCTGAATGCCTGGAAGCAGGCGTATTTGTAGGCCGCTGACATGGCTTTGTTCGTTGCCTTGTCACCGCTGTCCATTGCCTCGCCAAACGTCTTGACGGTGTGTTTTGTGCCATCCTCGGACGAAACAAAATCAAACTCAGCCTCGACTGTTATGTAAAACAGTGCGCCGCCTTGCTTGCTGGTGCGCTCTACACATTCACGGGCCAAGACACGGGGCAAGATGCACAGCCCATGTTTTGCCAACAATGGGGCGATCGCGTTGTACACGTCATCAATTCCGCGAAAGTTGTAGCCAGCGCCTTGGCTATTACGCTTGTCTTTGACGATGCCGATGGTGGCCAGTTCTGCTTGAACTGCGTTGATTGCTTTGTAAACTTTCATGCTGTGTACTCCAGTGCTTGTAATTTGCTGATGCGATCGTTAATTTCAGTGACCGTCTTTTTGTAGTCGGCCATGACTTTTTGCTTTTGCTTTTCCAGCGCGGCGATTTGCTGTGCCCGTGGGTCGTAGTTGTCCGGAACATCGACCTCAACCTCTTGCGCACAAACGTAGGTGCGGTGGTTGTCGTCGTCGGCCTTAAAACTGAACACCTCGAACTCGCCCTTGTCTTCCCATGAATATTTGACATAGTGGACGTACGCTTTGACTTTGACTTTCATGGTTTCTCCTAAAGATGGGGCCGAAGCCCCGGTTGGTTTAAGCTGACAATTCTGTTTTGACTCTTGTAAGGGCGCTAACAAAATCTTGTTTAGCTTGTTTTCCCCATCCTGTTTTTTTGAATTCTGTCTGGTCATTTGTGCGATAAAACCGAGCGTATGTGCCATCGGAATGTTTGATAAATTTGATTACTCCAGACCAGATTGTTTCCTCAACTACCAGTGTGTCTTTGCTTGTGTAGATGCTGTTCATTTGCTTTTCCATTGCGTTGTTGATGGCTCAAGTATAACCCACAAAAGACCACAACACAACAAATTATTTTATAGGTACAAACCCCAACACCTAAAAAATTGTTTTTCTCTTGTTACAAATTGATGTTATAGTCGCGGCCATGACAAAAGACGACTCTTATTTCCAACGGCTCTATGAGCACGCCTACAAGGAAGCAGGCAGCTACTCCAGGTTGGCCAAGACTCTTGGTGTTTCTTCTGGCCCTGCTGTGCAGATGTGGCGTGTCAATGGGGTGGCCCATAAGTGGCGACCAGTGCTGGATCGGATGTATGGGACAGCATTCAGAAAAAGTTTGAAGGCTTCTGCGACTTGATATAAAATCACGACATCCCTTGGCGGGGATTCTTCAGTAAGACTTAGACGGGACACTGCTGGTACTGACCAGTCCGCCAACACCTTAAAACGGTGAGTGTCTCGCCTAAGTCTTTTTTTTTGGGAAAAAGATGACAAAGACAGACATATGGATGCCGCTATACGTGGCAGACTACCTTTCCTCTACCACCAGGCTAACCACCGAACAGCATGGTGCGTATCTCCTTCTAATCATTGACTACTGGAAAAGTGGACGACTGCCAGACAATGATTCTGTGCTGGCAAACGTAACCAGGCTAAGTGGGGATGCCTGGGCGAAGCATCGGGGAGTCCTTCAGGGATTCTTTGAGGTAAACAATGGGGAGTGGATTCACTCTCGAATTGAAAAGGAATTGGAGAAATCAGGCGACTTGAAAAAGGCCCAGATCAAAAAATCAATCCTTGGAAACTATGCCAAGTACGGAAAAATTGACTCAAGGGTGGAAACCGACCCTGATTTAAAGGAATGGTGGGCAATTCAATCCTTGAAGCACTCCCACAGGGATACCCCCAAGGCTCCCCCTTCACCTTCACCTTCACCTACACACTTATCTAAAGATAAGAATAAGAAAGCAACGGTCGTTGCTTGCCCTTCAGATGTTGGTTTACAGGAATGGAATGATTGGCTTGCACTGCGAAAAGCCAAAAAAGCACCAGTGACAGAAACCGTCTTGAAGTCGGCAAGGAAAGAAGCAGAAAAGGCCGGCATCACTTTGAACGCATTTCTGACCATTTGGTGTGCAAGAGGCTCGCAAGGACTTGAGGCTTCTTGGCTAAAGTCTGACGAAAAGCAAAACCAGACCGAGACGGTCTACCAGAGATCAATGCGCCTAAAGATGCAAGAGGCCGTGCCAAGCATTGCCAAACAAGCCCCTGATCCCTACCAGGACGCCAGCGAATTCTTCCGCACCATTGACATGGAAACCCAGAAAGCCATCGAGGTGAACAAATGAGCCTTCCAATGCCATGGGTTGAACGGATCTTCACCAAGCTGACAATGATCTACGGACGGGACTTTTTAGGACGCTGGGAAGGCTTGGACATTGCCGAAGTGAAAGCAGATTGGGCACATGAGCTTGCAGGATTCAGAGACCACGCCGAATCTATCGCCTATGCCTTGAAAAACCTGCCAGACAGTGGAAAACCTCCGACAGTTCTGGAGTTCCGGGCCATGTGCAGGAAAGCGCCAGAACCAGCTGTTCCTTTGCTGGAAAACAAACTGACAGCAGAACAAATGGCCGCGAACAAGAAACGCATTGCCGAACTGATTGCGAAGGTGAAAAAATGACCCACCAGCAAGCCATGCAACTTTTGGACCTGGTAAGAGATGGCCAGCATTACCCTGAGCACGTCATCACTATGGCCTTGAAGATGACAGGCGACCTGCCTGAAGATCAATGAACATCGACCACATCGTTGACCACATCGCCATGTTTGCCATGAAGCCTCACTGGTTAGACGAGATGCGACGCTACACCAAAGAACTGGAAGCCCAAGAAGGCGAGATCTTCAAAGGACTTGGCAAGCAAGTAGCGGATCGAATCAAAACATTGAAAGAACAGCAAAAATGTCCGACCGAATCAACTTGACCTTGTTTGAGCCGGTCCAGGCTCACAAAGCCCTCACGCAGACAATCTGGCCATTGGTCAAAGCAAATATGATCGCAGGGCGCAGGATGACGATTGACGTCAAGCCAGAAACCCGCAGCCTTGCCCAGAACGCCCGTTTATGGGCAATGCTGGGTGACGTAAGCAAGCAGGTGGACTGGCACGGGCGGAAGCTATCACCAACCGCCTGGAAGCACGTTTTTACCGCAGCACTCACAAAGCAAGACGTCGTGCCAGGAATTGATGGCGGCTTTGTGGTGCTCGGCAAGTCCACCAGCAAGATGACCAAATCCGAAATGGCCGAGCTTCAGGAGCTGATCGAGGCTTTTGGTGCGCAGCAGGGCGTGAGATTCACTGCGCCTGAATACGTCGACCAGGACACCGGGGAGATCACATGATTGGAACCAAGCACGACGTTAAAAAGCCGCGCTGGAGTCTCCTACCAGCCGGAACTGTCCAGCAGATCATTGACGTGCTGGAATTTGGCGCAGCAAAGTACACCGAGAACAACTGGCAGCACGTTGACCGAGGCCCAGAGCGCTACTACGATGCTTTGATGCGGCATGTGCACGCTTGGCGTGATGGCGAGAAGAACGATCCGGAAAGCGGTCTGCACCACTTGGCTCACGCTGGATGCTGTTTGCTGTTCATGCTCTGGCTGGATGATCGGGGCGTCAAATGACCAAAACAGCCAAGTGCAAGGTCTGCAAGTGCGCCTACATCAAGACCAGGCCATTGCAAACGGTTTGCAGCCCACCATGCGCCCTCACACTGGCCAGGAAAGCCACAGACAAGGCCCAAGCCAAGGAACAGGCCAAAGATCGCAAGGAAACCCGCCAAAAGCTGGACGCTATGCAAACCAAGCCCCAGCTCACCAAGAAAGCTCAGACAGCCTTCAATTCCTTCATTCGGGCAAGAGATGCGGGTAAACCCTGTATTTCGTGCGGAACGCCACTGAGCAACGAGCCGAACACCTACGATGCAGGACACTACCGATCAGTCGGCAGTGCACCGCACATGAGGTTTGTCGAGGAAAACTGCCACGGCCAATGCAAGCACTGCAACAACTACCTGGCTGGCAACCATGTGGAATACAGGCAGCGCCTGATTGAACGAATCGGCCTGCAAGAAGTCGAAAGCATCGAGCGTGACAACACGGTACGCAAATATTCTCACGAAGGCCTGATCGAACTGGCCAAATACTATCGGGCGGCAGCGTCCGCAATGAAGAAGCGCGAAACGGTCAGCTAATTGATTTGCAAAAAAATATTGCAATAACGTAGAATCAAATCATCACCAAAAGGAGTACCCCGTGAAAACCCTATTCACAATCGCAGCCCTGCTGCTGTCTTTCGCAGTCCAAGCCCAAACCACCACTCGATGCGTGAGAAACTGGGATGGCAGTGTCACCTGCACCACCACTCGAAACGGCGGCTTCTGATGGCCACAAAGAAGGCAGCAAAGCCTGAAAAGCCGACAAAGCCAGAGAGAGACAAAGACGCTATCTGTCAAGCCGTCCTGAAAGGCATGAGAGATGGCCTGAGCGCTTTCAAAGCCTGCCAAGAAGCAGGGGTTCCGCAAAGCACCTTCAACAGATGGGTGGATGCTGACGCGAAACTTGCGGAAGACTACGCGCACGCGAGGGAAGATCTGATCGAACGTATGGCGCAAGAGGTTCTTGAACTGGCCGACAGTGATGTCCCAGAGACTGGCGAAGGGAAAAAAGACTGGCAGGCAATCCAAAAGCACAAGCTGCAGGTCGACACCCGAAAATGGCTGCTGTCGAAGCTCTTGGCGAGCGTGTTCGGCGACAAACTAGCCCTCGGTGGAGCAGACGACCTCCCCCCGATCAAGACGATGCCTGACTCTGCGCTGATGGCGTCAATTTTCTCGCGCTTTTCGGCTGGTCTGGCGATTTGCACTCGAATAGGTAGAGCTTTTGGTTATGAGCGCACAGCAAATCAGGACAACCATGTCCGATAGCCGCCAGGCTCTGCACTGTGGCTCCGCAGGCACGTAGACCGCCGACGATGGCGGCTTGGTTGCCGTCTACCTTGGCGGCACGTCTCATGCACGCCTTTCGATGCATTCGCGCGCGGCCCACGCGGTCCAAGTCAGCAGCGTTCGGTAACGCCAGTCGATCCGCAAAAACGGGCTGAGCACCGGATCGTCCGCCGTCGTGTCAGCCAAATCGTCTAGCGTCATACCAGCCTCCCAAGGTCCCAAACACTGGAAACCGCGCCCGGCCTGAGCGCGAACTTAACGACCGGCTTCTTCCTGTCTCGCTCTTTGTACTCGGCGCGGCTGTTGGTAGCCTCCCAAT